TGCTCGATGTGACATCGAGTGACAAAGAAGACTGGAAGAGAAGTGGTATCGACGGGGCTGGGTTTTGGTCCCGTTGGTACCTCTGGGGTCATCCAACATTTGAGGGTGCGAAGAAGATTATTACCAAGAAGTTCGGGGTGGTGTTTATCTAGGTAGATTATATTCCCTTTTCAACTTTTCAAACTTTTCAAAAAAACGAATCGTCGTCTTCAGGTGTTCGTAGAGTTCCTCACCCAGATAATGCTCTACGAATTCCTCGGGTTCCCCATTTTCTCGCATAGCATTGGCGTACGAACAAAGTAGTGAGTATGCTTCATCCACATTTTCACCACTCCAGGTTTTTAAGAGAGTTTTGACTTCCTTCAATCTGAGTGCACTCTCCATTACTTGGCTAAGCCCCTCTTTTTTAAATTGGGTTTACTAATAGATGAGGAAATCGTAGAATGTCTTGATGTCACCGGTATTTATCAAATGTGCAAATTCAAATTCAGACTTTGAAAAATAAAGTGGGTTTGGAAAAGCCGTCGTCAAGGCTCGATCTATAGTTATGCCAATCTCATCCAAGTATAACAACATCTTCACGATAGCATCATCACCTGCTATTCCAAATGACAACCTAAACTTGCCAACTGAAAATTCATACGTGTTATCACGGTTTCTGATGAGAATGTGTCGCTTGATCCAGTGTTCGATATCATTTCCAGGTTCTCTACCGAGACGATTTGCATGTTTCGTGTATTCCATTAAATCTCTTAAACCGTGAGCAATCTTTTTAAGAAATTCAATCTTGTCTTCCAACATACTTTCTACGATTAAAAAAAGTCATCTGTTCGGTACATCTTCACATCAAAGTCTCCAGTTTTACCCGTCACCGTAACCGATTCATTACCATATAGTTCCTGACATCCAATATCTTCCATGCAATCGCGTGCTTGGTGGCTCACTGGAATCGGGTACAGATTTTCACCACCGGTCGTGGTGTAGTAATGATAACGGTCCCTGCGTCCACGAACCTCTTTGCCGTAAAGGGGGAGTGTTTCTTCACCTTCACCGACGAGGATACCCATCTGTTGCATATGTCCTGGTTTATATTGTTTGATCGGTGGTCCCCTGAACTCAGGTTCGTACCTAACTTCTCGCATGGGAGGAATGTGTGGAGTGGGTACGACGATTGGAACTTCTACTACATTTGGGTTGTACCACATGTAACCTACCGCGATCACGAGTGCGACGAGGACTACCCACATGATTTGCGTTTTAGTCTTATTCTTCATATACTATACACCAAGAGATTTACTTCTTGTTGATCATCTTAACTTTCTTGACATTCTTGTTCGCATTAAGCTTCGCCTGTGTCGCTTTCATTTTGGCAACAGCTTTGTTGAGGTTGGTGGGGGTCTTCTTATTGGTGGGGACTGGGACTGGGGTCTTCTTGGGTGTGGCATTACGCACACCAGGTTTCAACTTCTTCACCTGCTTCTTGTGTTCCTTCTTGAGCTTCTGCATAATCTTGGAAGTGGTCATTTTACTATACTTAAGGAAAATCTTTCAGATAAAGACATGAAGATCTTGGCGATCGATATAGGATATCATAATATGGGTCTCGTTTTGGCCGATTCTGCCGCCGGACCAAAAATTAGAGTTGATTGTGTGAAGAAAGTTAGTCTGAGTGATTATAAATATATATATTCGAATGATATCGTGGATCTAGTTCCTTTATTTGTCGAAGACCATAAAGAAATGTTCGACAGTGCTGAAAAAATACTCATCGAGAGACAACCTCCAGGTGGTTTTACAAATGTTGAAATTCTACTACATTACATGTTCAAGGATAAGGTTTCTTTAATTTCACCCGTGAGCATGCATACACATTTCGGTATGAGGCATTTAAACTATGACCAGAGAAAGGAGAGAACTGTATCCATCGCGGAAAAATACATCGAAGATGAAATACCCTACGAGAGAAAACATGACATCGCTGATGCCCTCTGTATGATTGTGTACCACAACTTTAGGACGATGGTTCACTTTTTCGATACGTTTAAATTTTCAAAACGCCGGGAAGAAACTTCCCATCAAACTGACTTACATCGTCATTTCTGCTGATCCCAAGAATGTGATGGAATTCATTCGGAAATCTCCCGCTCCAAAATAATGAGAGCATTCGTCACATTCTCAAACATATCGAAAATATCACTCGTGTTTCGACGCTTGATACACTCCTGTAGTTTTTCGATATTGTAATCGAATGATTCCGTCTTTTCTTTCATATTGTTTTCAAGTTTTTCAATGTTAGTATCAACTTCCTTGATCGCATTTTCAACATTCTCATCGAGGATTGCTAGTTGGTTCTCATAATGTTCCTTTTGTTTCGTAAGAATGTCTCGTTTCAACACAGATGTCGTCCTTTCAAGTTGAATATTCACGCGTGCGAGACGTTCTTCAAGATACTCAAGATTGGAGGCATACGACTTCTTACACACTTCCCTGATCGCATTCAGACGAGCAATTTCCGCTTCCATTATATATTACTTGAGTGTGTTACCTTTAATTAATTTGTTCAGATCCTTCGTGAATGTATCAAAATAGCCCAATCGGTACTGAACGAATGCCCATAATACGAAAAATAATGTCTTTGTCAGTTTGTTTAGCTCATTCTCTTCCATCTTATATATAGGTCCCACGACACGACCCATGAAAGTCTTTTCTTTGTCTCTACCGGTGACGTACATCTCCGCTTGTGTGAGAGCACACGTATCGTCATTTACAGACCAGTGGTAAAAGATGAATGGAATTACCATAGAGTAAAATTCTAGATTTCTTCTGTTGTTTGTGAAAGGTACGATGAGAATCCAGAAAAGAAAAGCAAGATGAATGAAGAATATTATGTTCATCTATTATAAGATGACTGAAGAAATTAATATGAAAGAAATGTGGAACGAATACCATGAAAATGTTCTGCGTCAATGGGGTGAAGCTTCTGCATGCTATAGATACATGCATCATCGATCTTTTCTGCTGTACAAAAAACTCAGTCTGCGTTTTAATTTACCAGTTATCGTACTTTCAACCGTGACGGGTACGGCAAACTTTGCACAGAATACATTCCCTCCAAGTATGCGTGGCACAGTACCCGCCATAATTGGTGGTATGAACCTCATTGCGGGTCTTATTGCCACTATCATGCAGTTTTTGAAAATTAATGAATTGTGTGAGAACCATAGAGCAGCTGCATTATCATATGGGCAGCTTTCGAGAAACATTCGTCTTCAATTAGCTCTACCCCGCGAAGAAAGGAAGAAAGAAGGTCTTAAGTTTGTAGAAGAGTGTAAATCGGAATATGATCGTCTCATCGAACAATCTCCAGCGATGCCTAAAAAGATTTTAGTAAATTTCGAAAAAGATTATCCCATCGAAGGTGTCTTTACAAAACCTGAGATTCTTAATGTGCGTCCAATTCCACCCCTTAAACTCTCCAAGACTGTCGAACCTATCATAGCGATGACCAGAAATACACCCTTCCAACGTGTTGGTGAACTACTGGCTCCGACTATGGAAGAGGAAGAGGAAGAGGAAGAGGAAGAGGAAGAAGAGATAGACGCCGAGCAAGGTAAACCAGAAGAATAAACATGATAACATTCGTGACTACACTACACACAACGTATGGTACAATTTTCCTTTTTAAAGGTTCTACGACACGTTTATGAAGTGCGTCATTCTCGAGCACCAAATCTATGGCCTGATTAGTAAGATCATCAATGGATTCTTTCATTAAAGTAGTCGAGCAAAAAAAAGATCCGATTGTGACGACGATTCACACGAAACAAATTGAACTCATTCGACGTTATATACGAGAAGGGAAAAATGTCTTCATATGTGGTGCTACTGGTGTCGGGAAGTCATACGTGTTACGAGCCGCCCTGCATGGGCTCAATCACATTGAATTACAAAGTGAACACCTGAAAAGTAAATCCCTATTTTTGCCGTTCATACGACCATCTACGAAACATGTCTTCATAGAAGACTATGATCCCATCTTCAAACCAATCATAGAACAAGTTTCTGATGGTAATCGCATATCTCGTGGATGTCTTCTCGTCACGACGACGAATATGTGCATGTATCCAAAATTTGAATCCGTGTTTATTCCTAAACATAAACCTGAAGTTATCATGACTTTGACGGATGAACGCGGACCTCATGTGGAAAGTGCTGCTATGAAATCAAATGGAAACATTCGCAACTTCTTCACGTACCTTGAGGGTTACGACGAAATGGATGATTTTAAAAGTCCCAAAGAATTTATCGCCGATGTTCTGTCTGATCCTCGACCAATACAGATACGAGA